CTTCGGTCCGCGTGTGACGGCCCAGACCGCCATGCGCCTGTCGACCGTTTTCGGCTGCGTGCGCGTGCTGTCGGAGAGCTTCGCTGTTCTGCCGTTCTGCATGTACCGGCCGAAGGCCGGCGGCAAGGGCCGCACGAAGGTGACGGATCACTGGATGGTCCGCCTGTTCACGAAGCGGCCGAATCGGTTCCAGAACCCGTTCGAGTGGCGTGAGATGCTCCAGGGGCACCTCGTCATGCGAGGGAACGCCTACTGCCAGATCGTCGAGGACGGCGTCGGCGGCATCGCGGAGCTGCTGCCGCTGCACCCCGACCGCATCAAGGTCGAAATGCTGGATGGTGGCAGCTGGCGCTACGTCTACAGCAACCCAAACGGGGAGACGACCTACTTCACGCGGCAAGAGATCTGGCACATCCGCGGCCTGAGCGGCGACGGCGTCTCCGGGATCAACCCGATCGAGGCGATGCGCGATGTATTGGGCGCAGCGCTCGGCACGCAGGACTACGCCGGCAGGTTCTTCGCGAACGACGCCAAACCGACCGGCGGCTGGATCGAGGTGCCGGGCACCATCGCCGACCAGGCCGCGCGCTCGAAGCTCAAGGAATCGGTCCAGGCGGCCACCTCGGGCGAGAACCGTCACAAGACGATGATTCTCGACCGCGGCATGAAGTACCACGATGTCGGGCTGACGAACAAAGACAGTCAGTTCCTCGAATTGAGGCAGTTCAACCGCACGGAAATCTGCGCGATCTGGCGTGTTCCGCCGCACATGGTCGGCGACCTGACGCGCGCGACGTTCTCGAACATCGAGCAGCAGTCGATCGACTTCTGGATGGGGACAATGCTCCCCTGGACCGAACGCTGGGAGGCGGCTGCCGAGGCGCTCCTGGGCGACGACGATCAGGATCTCGAAGTCGAGTTCGACTTTCGCAACCTTCTGCGCGGCGACGCGGCCTCGCGTGCGAGCTACATCCACAACATGGTCCTCGACGGCGTCCTGACTCGCAACGAAGGGCGCGAGCTCGAAGGCTACGACCCGATCGACGGACTCGACGAGCCCCTGGTGCCTATCAACGAACAGACGCTCGAGGAGTCGATGAATCCGCCCGAGCCGGTGTCGCCCGCGACGGTCGATCAGCCAGCGAAGGAGCAGCCGCAGGACGGCGACGAGAACGCGCGCCGCCTCGCGCAGCTCGTGATCGGCAATGCCCAGCGCATGGCGCGCCGCATCGCGGACGGTCAACCGCCGTCGGCCGCAGTGCTGGCCGATGCGCTGGCAATATCTTCGCCGCTGGCGGCATCCTGGCTGGCGAGCATGGGCAAGACGAGCGCCGGGCAGCCGGTCGAGACGATTTCCGCCTCCCTGGCGGCTCTTGGGAGCACCCAATGACGATGCACTTCCTCGCCGAATGCCTCACGACGCCCTGGGCGCTGGAGCGCGGCCGGCTGTACGCCTACGCGGCCGTTCTCGCGCGCCGCTATGGCCTCGGCAAGGCCGGCGGTAGCCATGAAGGCGAGGAGCGGGTGGAGCCCGGTGCCGCCGCGGCGGTGCGCACGGCCGGCAGCCCGCGCAGCGGCTCCGTCGCCGTGATCCAGGTGTACGGCCCCATCACGCAGCGCTCGTCGATGATGAGCATCTGCGACGGCGGCACCAGTACCCAGGCGATCAGCCAGGCCATGCGCCAAGCGAACGCCGACGACTCGATCAGCGCGATCGTCCTGGACATCGACAGCCCGGGCGGAAGCGTCTATGGCGTCGCCGAGCTCGCCGCCGAGATCCGAGCCAGCGCGAAGCCGGTCACCGCCATCGCCAACAGCCTTGCCGCGTCGGCGGCCTACTGGATAGGCACCGCGGCGTCCGAGTTCTTCGTCACGCCCGGCGGCGAGGTCGGCTCGATCGGCGTCTGGATGGCACACGAGGACTGGTCGAAGGCGATGGCCGAGGCCGGCGTCGACGTGACGCTCATCAGCGCGGGCAAGTACAAGGTCGAGGGCAACCCCTACGAGCCTCTCGATCCCGATGCGAAGGACTTCATGCAGTCCCGGACCGACGACTACTACGGCGCGTTCACGCGCGACGTCGCGAAGGGGCGGAATGTGAGCGTCGACGCCGTCCGGTCCGGCATGGGCCAGGGCCGCGTCCTCGGCGCGTCGCAGGCGAAGGCCGAGAACATGGTCGATGGTGTCATGACGTTCGACCAGGTGATCCGCCACGTCCAGAAGAGTGCCAAGACCGGCGCTCGATCCGCGCTGTCCTCCGCGCGGCGCCAGCTGGCGCTTGCCGAGGCCGAATGACCATGTCCCGGGCTCGCACGGCCCACACGCGCACCCGTCCGTAGACGCGAGCGCGCGGCCCGTCGGCCGTTGTGCAACCCAGCTGGGCCGCCTCGTGCGGCCTTTTTCGTTTCTGAGCCCCTTCGGCGCGAGCCGCGGGGGCTTTTGCATTTGGAGACCCAGCATGTCCCGCAAACGCAACCTGCAAGCCCGCCGCGCCGATGTCCTGAAGGCCGCGCGTTCCCTGACGACCTTCGCCGATAGCGAAGGTCGCGACATGACCGAGGACGAACAGAAGCAGTTCGACGGACACATGGCGATGGCGGCTTCGCTGAAGTCGCAGATCGCCTCCGAAGAGGCGCTCGAACTGGAAGAGGCCGGCCTGAAGGCCGATCGCTCCGTGGACATCGGCGCCGGCAAGGTCATCGAGACCAAGACCAACGCCGAAGACGATCCGAAGCGCGGCTTCAAGAGCTTCGGCGAGTTCGCCGCAGCCGTGCAGCGCGACGAAGTGCTCGGCCAGCGCGACCGGCGCCTCGCGGCGGCCCCCGGCACGTCCGGCGCGGAGGGCAGCGGCACTGATGGCGGCTTCCTGGTGCCGCCCGAGTTCTCGAAGGAGATTTTCAACCTCTCCCTGACGGAGGACTCGCTCCTGCCGATGGTCGACAACGTCACCACGGGCTCGAACTCGATGGTCTTCCCGAAGGACGAGACCACGCCCTGGGGCACCGACGGCGTGCGCGCCTACTGGCAGAGCGAAGCCAGCGCGGCGACCGCGACCAAGCCGAAGTTCGGCACGTCGATCATGCGCCTGCACAAGCTGATGGCGCTCGTCCCGCTGACCGACGAACTGCTGGCCGACACGGACGCACTCGACGCGTACCTGCCGAATCTGATGTCCCGGTCGATCCGCTGGAAGACGAACGAGGCGCTGATCACCGGATCCGGTGCCGGGCAGCCGCTCGGCATGTTCACCGGCTCGGGCCCGGCGGTCACGGTCGCCAAGGACAGCGGGCAGGCGACGAACACGCTGTCGGTGTCGAACCTGGCGAACATGATCGCCCGCCTCCCGCCTGGCTCGCTGGCGCGCTCGCTCTGGCTGATCGGGCCCGACGTGATCCCGTCGCTGCTGCAGCTCACGATCGGCAACGTCCCGGCGTACCTGCCGGTCAGCAACCCGATCACTGGCACGGTCGAGTGGATGCTGTTCGGCCGACCCGTGATGATCAGCCAGCACGCCTCCGCGTTCTCCAGCGCCGGCGACGTGCGCCTGATCGACGGCAGCTACTATCGCGCGCTGACCAAGGCCGGCGGCATCGACATGGCTTCGTCGATGCACCTGTACTTCGACGCCGACGCGACCGCCTTCCGGGCGATGTTCCGCGTCGACGGCCAGCCGAAGCTGCAGAACGCCATCACCCAGGCGAAGGGCTCGAACACCCTGTCGCCGTTCGTCCAGCTCGGCGCGCGCTGATCTCGCAAGGGCGCTTCTGCGCCCGTTCGCGTAATCCATTTCCCAGGAGGTTCCCATGTTCCCGAACGCGAAACCGACCGAGATCGTCGCCCTGCTGGGCACGATCGATCCCGTCTCCCAGGCCACCGGCACCGTCACCACGGGCTGGATCTCCATGGCCGACTTCACCCGCCTGCTCGTGACGCTGCAGACCGGTGTTCTCGGCGCTTCGGCGACCGTCGACGCCAAGTTGCAGCAGGCGCAGGACAGCTCCGGTACCGGCGCAAAGGACATCACCGGCAAGGCGATCACCCAGATCGTCAAGGCATCCGGCGACAACAAGCAAGCCCTGCTGACGTGCGGCGGCGCCGAACTCGACGTCAATGGCGGCTTCAGCTATGTGCGCCTGTCGGTGACGGTCGGCACCGCGGCCTCGCTGGTCGGCGCCTCGGTGTACGGCTTCAACCCGCGCTTCGCCGATGCGTCGGCGTTCAACCAGTCGGCGGTCGTCCAGATCGTCTGATCCAGCTCGAGGGCGGCCCTGTCGGGCCTTGGGCCATCGCCTGCGTGTGCCGGCAGTGGCCCCTTCTTTTTCCGAGGTCTCCATGAAGTTCATCACCCTGCATTTCGACTACACGCTGAACGGCGTCGTCAAGTGGGCCAAGGGCGTCGCGCATGAAGCGAGCGACGAGCTGCGGCAGCTGCTCGCCGACGGCGTCGCCGGCATCGAGCACGAGCTCGAGGTGGCCGAGAAGGTGATCGAGGGCGATAGCCAGGCGCAGTAATGGGCCTCGTCCAGCTGACCCCGCCGGCTTCGGAGCCGATCTCGCTCGCTGACGCGAAGAACCATCTCCGCATCGATAGCGACATCACCTCCGACGACACGCTGATCAACTTGCTGATTTCGGCTGCGCGCCGGTACGGCGAGACGATCACCGGCCGCAGCTTCATCACGCAGCAGTGGCGGCTGACGCTGGATGGCTGGGCGAGCGGCTTGGACGACAGCCTGTATTCGCTGATCGAACTCCCCCGAGGCGACGTGCAGAGGGTCGACCAGATCACCTACCTCGATATGTCGCGCGTCCAGCAGACGCTCGACCTCTCGACGGTCGCTCAAGACCTCTCGATCAACCCGGCGCGGCTGACGCCGATCTTCGGCACCGTCTGGCCGCCGGCGCTGCCGCAAATCGCCGCGGTGAAGATCGACTACACGACGGGCTACGGCGACAGCGCAGCCAGCGTTCCCGAAGGCATTCGGCAGTGGATGCTCGTGCGCATTTCGACACTCTACGAGCACCGCGAGGAGGTCGAGGTCGTGTCCCGCGGCAAGGTCGAGCCGATGCCGTTCGTCGATTCGCTGCTGGACCCTTACCGGGTGCTGGTGCTGTGAACAAGACGAAGCCCAGCGACCTGCGGCACCGCGTCGACGTGCAGTACCGTGTGGTGACGAATGTCGACGGCCAGGAGTCGTCCGCGTGGACGACGCAGTTCAGCGCATGGGCGGCGATCGAGCCTGCGGCGCGGCCCGCACAGGTCGACGCAGAGGCGATGAACGACCCGACGACGCACGTCGTGACGCTGCGATATCGCGCCGGCATCGCGCCGCGCATGCGCCTGCTCTACGGCTCGCGCATCCTGGATGTCGTCGCTGTGATCGATGTCGACGAGCGGCACTTCTGGATCGAGCTGCAGTGCGTTGAAGGCTTGACGGCGGGCTGATATGACGACGTTGATGCAAGACGTGTACACGGCGATCTCCGCTCTCGCGCCAACGCGCCAGGACTTCGCGTGGGTCGCGATCAACACGACGGAGCCGCCGGTCTATCCGTATGTCGTCTTCCATCGGATCGTCTCGACCTCGAACAACTCGCTGCAGGGACCGAGCGATCTGCAGAACACGCGACTTCAAGTCGACGTCTTCGACCGGACCTACACAAACGCCGCCGCGCTCGCCCAGCAGGTCAGCGCGGCGCTCCTCGCGGCCTTTCCCGCCGCGAGCCCGATCTCGTCCTTCGACGTCTATGAGGATGTCGTGAAGGCGCACCGCGTCAGCGCGGATTTCTCCATCTGGGCCACGAACTGAGGACGCCATGCAGGTATTCGCCCCGACCCCGTTCCGCTACTCTGGCGTGGACTATCCCTACGGCTACCAGAGCCTGGATCAAGCGCTCGCGGACACGCTTATCGCCGCCGGACTCGTGAGGGCCACTACGCCGTCCGCAGCCGGTGGCGGTTCCGCGAGCTTCGGCTCTCTCACCGGCGCTCCGACGGACAACGCATCCCTCGGTTCAGCACTCTCGGCGCGCGTCGCTGCCAGCTCCGTTGGGGCTGCGAACGGCGTCGCGGGCCTGGACGGAACCGGCAAGGTTCCCACGGCACAGCTACCCGCATCCATCCAGGGCGCTCTCAACTACCAGGGCGCCTGGAACGCATCCACGAACAGCCCGGCGCTCACAAGTGGCAGCGGCACGAAAGGCTTTTACTACACCGTGAGCGTCGCGGGCACCACGACGCTCGATGGCACGTCCAGCTGGTCGGCCGGCGATCACGTCGCCTTCAATGGCGCGACGTGGGAGAAGTTCGACGGTATCGCGTCAGAGGTACTCACGGTCGCAGGCAAGACGGGCGCGGTGACGCTCGTCCCTTCCGATATCTCGGGCATGGGTGTTCCGACGTCGCAGACGACGGGTCATACGTTCTCGAACTCGGACAACGGTGAGCACATCATTGCCAGCGGCACGCCGGCCTACGTCCTAAACAGCGGTCTTGCCAACGGTTGGGGCGTCTCGATCAAGGGCGCGTTCACCCTTTCCGGCACTGCGACGGTGACGGACCTGCGCACCACCACCGGTACGGCTATGTGCAGCCTCGTTCAGACCGACACCGCCGGCACTGGCCTCACCTACGACCTGGTAGGGACCAAGTAATGGGCGCCAAGAGGTCAATCATCCTTGCATGCTTGGCTGCCTCGGCCGGGGCAGCTGCTACTGCGCCGACGATCGTCACTGCGCCGCAGATCAACCAGTATGCCTCGGTCGGCCAGCCGATCACCTTCACGCGCGGCACCTACAGCGGCGCCGTCACCGGCTTCACGCAGCAGTGGCTCAAGGGCGGCGTGCCGATCGCTGGCGCGACCGGCCCGACC